GAATACGCAAGCGAGGCTGAGGAGTATGCGGATCTAATCGCGGACAACCGCATCGCAGAGCTGGCAGAGATTGATCAGAAGATGCTGGCGGACATATTCGCAGAGATTGACACTGGGGAGATTGATCTCGACCAGACCGGATACACAGATCAGGAAGTTGAACAGCTTGTCACATCCCTGGCTGAAAGTTTACACCAGGAGCTTGATGTCGACAGCAACGCGAACGATGCACCGGAGGCACCAGCTGAACCGGTTACACAATACGGAGACATATGGATCCTGGGAGACAACCGCGTTATGTGCGGCAACTCCACCAGTGCAGATGACCGTGCCCTCCTACTTGATGGAGCTGCTCCGGAGATCCTGCTCACAGATCCACCATACTGCTCCGGCGGGCAGCAGGAGTCAAAGAAAAGCGTTGGAAGCATCGGCACCGCACAGAAAGGCGGCAAGGTGCCAAAGATTGCAAATGATATACTAAGCACAAGAGGCTACCAGAATTTGATCAAGGGAGCCCTCACAGATCTGCCGTGCCTATACTCCTATATCTTTACAGATTGGCGCATGTGGATCTATCTCTTTGATCTGACGGAAGGCGCAGGCTTCGGCGTCAAGAGCATGATCGTCTGGGATAAAGAGACACCCGGCATGGGAATGGGATGGAGATCCCAGCACGAACTCTGTATGTTCGGAGCAAAAGCCGCCACTCACTTCGACGGACACA